ATTAGCCCCTATAACTTTAAATTTAATTGTCATTATATCTCTATTACACCAAACGACTGTATTATTATCGTCATTAAATATTATGACTTTTTTATCATACCTTTCAATCCATTTTTTATAGGATTGCACTTTATACTTCCTTCTTATTTCGCTCTTAACGTAATTTTTTCCTAAAGTATACATAGCATGATCTAAAAAACCCCTTGCTGTAGCCATCAAATCTAAACTCCCAAAATCCTTACTAACACCAAATATAAATGCTAAGTCCAAATAATCCCCAGCGTCCAAAAAAAAAGCAGCCGCTTTAAATTTAGAATTTTCTTCGACAGTATAAACCTCGCAAGTTCTACAATAATTAGAAAATAAAGACTCAATTTTTTGCCTCCTTAAATGTTGTGATCGTATGTGGTCGAAATCATAAGGCTTTGAACTTAAAAAGAAATTGTAAAACTCAACCTCCAACTTCTCGTTATGACCTTTTAGATGTGTAATTTTCACTTCTTTTTAATATTATATACTAATAAAGTGTAAATTACATTATGGCGGAAGAAGGAAAAAACAAGGTAGCACGTAGTTTATTAGATCTACAACCAACCGCTATACTTGAGATCTTTAGAATATATCCAGATAGGGTTAATCAACCCAACTTATTTATGGGTTTTCATGGAGGAGCTATTTATTCTCAATCCATAGTCTGGCAGGATTATAAATACCTACCTTTATCTATGGAAAGTGAAGGGTTCGACATTTTGGGAGATGGTAAATTAGCTAGACCCAAGATTCGCGTAGCTAATCAAAACAATATTATCACACAATTTCTACAGGTATATAAAGACTTTAAAAACGCCAAGGTTGTTAGAAAACGTGTTTCTGTAAAATTTATAGACGACGTAAACTTTGAAGGAGGCAACCCTTTCGGAGAAGCTGACCCTAACGCTGAATTAACTAATGAAACTTGGTTAATGGGCAGAAAAACCCAAGAATCGAAATTATTTGTAGAGTTTGAACTGACCTCTCCTCTAGATATAGATAACTTTAGTGTCAATTCTAGAAATATTATTTCTAAATTTTGTTATTGGCAGTATAGGGGAGAGGGGTGTAGATATGCAGGTTTACCCATAGAGGATAGTGAAGGAAACCCTTTCGAAGATATTGATGGAGTAGCTGTAATCCCTAAATATAACGCCCCTGCTGATTCTCCTGTTTGGTTTTTTAATGATGAATCTGCAATATGGAACCCTTCTAAAGAATACGAAAAAGGAGATATAGTTGTAACAGAAAGCCCCACACTCTTTCTGGCTAACGAAAAAGTAAATGGGGTAGGAACACCTCTAAAAACAGTTTTTGTTTGTGTTTCAGGTGGACATAATGGGCAACCACCAGAAGGAAATCCCAGCTATTGGAGGAAAGATGGATGCTCTAAAAGACTATCAGCATGTCAAAAAAGATTTACAACTGCAGATTCTGTAGCTTTCAGAGAAGGACAAAATATTACCAGTGGTTTTAACTGCATCCAAATCTCAGGGCAATCTAATACAGGAACGCATCCTGACCCTATGCACACAGGGTTATTTCACACAACCGTACCTGAGTTAACAGGGCAACTAACTGGGGAGTTTACTATCATGGGATGGGTTAATATAAACTCCAACAGCCCAATAGGAGCTGGAATTTTAAGCACTTCCCCTAGAGATGATTTAAATTGGCCAAACAACCAATTTCTAAATATTAACTCTGATACTAGGATTGACCCTGAATTCCGAAGAGGCACAGATCAATTCGTCGAGGAGATGATTAGCAAGACTAGACAACAAAGAACCGACAACGTTTCAGTTAATTATATGGGTTATTTGATAGATCCTAGTGATGCCTCAGAAGAAAAAAATGCATTTCGTAGCATACTTCTTCACGGAGAACAAAGAAACAATATGGATTCTAGGAAGTGGTATCAATACATAATTACTAATAGCACTGGAAGCGCAGATTTTATAAACGGAGAAGGAGAGGAAGAAAACACTGTTATAAAGTTTTATGTAAATGGAGAAAGCAAGTCTGACGATTTAAATTCAGAAATCCTAAGTCAAAATTTAGGAAATTTTGCGAGCCTTTCCCAAAGAAAGAATATGACTTGGCCCCCAGATGGCGAAAAAGCATTACCACAGACTTTTATGCTTGGTGCGGTTGAATATTACGGAGGGACTTCTGGTTATGATGCGACGCAAACAACCGCTTACACCACTTCAATGAATGGCGCTCTCGGCCCTTGGGCCGTTTGGAACAGAGCTATCAATGACGAAGAAAGAGATTATTTAAGGAAACCTATTAGTCCCCCGTTCAATGTCACTAACTCTATAGACTTCGCTCCTAGAAATTATTATGAGTGTACTGGTAGATTCGGGACGTTAACTGGTAGCGGAGACGGGACTCTCTCTTATGGATCTCATAGTTTAGTAGCATGGTGGAATGGAACTACAGGACATATCCCCAGCACAACTACTAATGCGATGTTAGATATCCATACAGGAGATATCCATCTAATAGGGAGTGGGGATTTTACAGGCATATATCAAAGTTATCAGGAAGCGCCATTAGCTCTTTACAAAAACCCGACAACCAAAAACCCAAACTTTGGAGGTTTCCCAGGAACTGACGGATTTAGTTATGGCAGAAATTCACAGATGTAAAGGAGAAGTATCTGCTCTCCATAAAATAAAAGAAATATCAAATAGGTATTTCACCCAAGAAGTGTGTGGATTCTTGGGGTATGACAATACTCAAGATGAATTTGTCGTCCAATTAGAGAAAAATATAGCTAAAGATCCAAAATCTTACTTTTTAATTAATCCTCTGAGTTATCTACTCTTTAAAGAAAAGTATGATATGGTCGCTGTTTTTCATAGCCACATCACAGGTGACGAGACAGAATCTGAATTTGACATAAAAATGGCCGATAATTGTTGCCAAGCATTCCTTATATATAGCTTAAACACTAAAAAAATAAATATTTATACGCCTAAAATTATAGAATCAGATGTAAATATACTAGAAAGGGTAAAGGCTGCAAAATGACAATAGTAAATATACACGGAATTCTCGCTCAGGAATATGGCAAATCATTCAAATTCAACATATCTAACCCAAAAGATATCTTAGAAGCGATTGACTGTAATAGAAGTGGTTTCATCCAAAGATTGATAAAATTACAGAAAGAAGGCTTTTGTTACGATCTAATAATCAATAAAAAAAGAATCACTCATGGTCCAGACATGGATCATATGAAAAACCCAGAAACTATAGATCTAGTCCCAGCCATATCAGGGAGCGGCGGAGTTATTGGAGGTATTATTTCATTGATATCTGGTGGAGGATTAGTAGCTACTATAGCGAAAGCGCTAATTTTTGCAGCTATAAGTTACGCACTAGCGCCAAAACCCGAAAACGAAGCTTTAGAAATCGAAGCCGATGGGTCCAAAAGCTCATTGATATTTTCTAATACTATTAATGTCGCTAGCCAAGGGTCTCCCGTTCCTTTAGGTTATGGGCGCTTAAAAGTAGGATCACAAGTTATTCAAGCAACTATAAAATCTTTCCCTCAAAATCAACAACCTCAAAAAGTAATGGAGAGACCTAGTGATAGGACTGTAACCTCAGATGGTTGGGTTATATTTGGAGAAGATGATTCTCAATTTATAGGAAATAGAGTATCATGAATCATATTTTAAAAAAAATAGGCATAGCAGGAGGTGGAAAAAGCCAAAAAGCTAAACCCCCTATTTACAAACCACCCGTTATGGGAGAACTCCAATATGGAGCCTCTCATAGTTATGCTGAAACTTTAGATTTAATTAGTGAAGGACCAATTGGTGGAATAGTAAATAGTCATGGCCAAGTAGTAGACGGTTTAAATATCCTACAGGGTGTTTATTTAGATAATACAGCTGTAGCTGTTACTAATAATAGTAGTAGTAGAGAAATCACTATAAGTGAATTTCAAAGAGAAACTATAGAATCTTTTAATTTAGAATTAACTAGCAATAGCGTGACTTCTTGTAAGAAATTCTTTAGCGCTTTAGAGGAAGTCCTGAATAAAAGTGGTAGTGGGATGATAACTTCTTTACCTTCTACTCCTGCTGGAAAAACAGATGTTAATGAAGCTGCATCATGGCCAGATATAGGTATGATGTTTGTTAGAAGTAAAACTTCAGATATCATACTAAAGAATACTGAAAAACAATCAGGACTTAAAATAGAACCTCCTTTGTTGCCAGCTCAACAATCTAATGTTGGTTTATATATTAGAACTTATATTGCTTTTGGAGGTCAGGCGTTTTCTTGGCATTTAAATAAAGAGCTAAAAACCGCATCTCCTTCTAATGCTGCTTATCGTGATGATACTCAACCAAAAGGCACTGTTGAAAACTCAAGTTTAATTTGGAGCGAATCTAGCTCTCTAGAAAACTCTAAATTCTTGTTCGCATTTAACCCTACTATACCTCGCACTTCATTTAGAGATGGATCAAGGATGGAAACAAATACTTTTTTTGATGCGGCTAAAAACCAAAAACTACTAACTACTTACCCCCTAAAAGGAGAAGCTCCTTTTTTTCATGAAAACCAAAAAGTTGTAAGCGATTTAGTTTACAGAGAGTTAGATACAATAAGGACTCTTGTCCGAAATAATTTAGGGGCAGAAGCTAATAAAACACAAGGAGTTTTTGCTACTAGATGTTTAGAGAGATTAGGGATAAATGTCTCTAATGGAATACCCGACACTGATAAACTCCTTTCTAGATACCTCAGAGGCCCATATCGCGGAGCCTTTTTAGTATGTAAGATTGAAGAAACTAATACTAATTTAGTAGGAGCTTCAGTTAAAGAAGGCGATTCAATCATAAATCTAAATACATTACCCTATGGTTCTACTCATGGTTTTAATTTAATAGCTTTATTAGAAAGCGTAGGAGTTAGATATACTGACCTGACCTGCCCAATAGTTTCCCAAGATGGGGTTCTGACAGGGGAAATGCGTGGTTTTATTTTAATTGAACTTCCTCCA